GTGCCAAGGCCAGTGAGAAGCAGGCCGACGCCTGCCAGTGTTGTTTTCCAGTCTTTCATGGTTTGTCGTTCCAGTGGCGAATATGTTTCCAGAGAATAATCAGGCCGATAAGAAGACCGACCACAAGGGAGGCGAAACGCAGGTGTGGCGCCGCTGAATCCATGAACGAAACTGCGACTCCCCCTCCGGTGGATCCGATGCCAATCACGGCATCTCGGACGTTGTGTGCTGTGTTCGTCATCTTGTGGTCGGTCTATGTGTTCAGTCTTTCTTAGCGGCTTCGATTGCGGCCTGGGACGCTGCGAGGAGTTTCTCGGCAAGAGGCAAGGCCACCTTTGCGTTCTGAAGACCACCGGCCTTCACCACGGTATCCAGGCAGTCCATTAGGCGCTGCCCCTCATCCATGCTCAGGACTAGAGTGATCGTGGCTTGTTCAGTGGTTTGTGGTGCGTTTTCCATGGTGCAGGTTTGTTTATTATTCTATCGGCGAAACTGGCGGCTCGGTCGGCTGCTCAACCGGTGGCTCTTCAGCCGGAGGTTGAACCGGAGCCTCAACCTGTTGCGACACTAGCCAAGGCCCAGGCAAGTTGACAATCGGAGGATTGATCTGTGCGGCAATTTGTGAAGCCAGGCTCGCTTCGACCAGGTCCTTGTCCACGCCGGAGTTGAACGCCCAGCGGAGAACGTCCTCCTCGGCGAGACCAAGGAATGGCAGGAAACAGTCGTGATCTGGTTCACCGAAGGTCACGGTGTTGTTGCAGGTCGCAGTCAGTCCGTTCTCGTCGGTGGCAGTTGCCCGCCAGTCCGCGGAGATGACGACGTCCTCCAGTTCGGCGTGCTGCCGGGCGACTCGGAGGGTTTCGATTTTCCAGGTTATTGTCATGGCTTAGGCGTTTTTGAGGGCTTGGACTTCGGCAGCGAGTTCTTGGATGGCAGCGACCAGGACAGGAACCACCTTTGAAAGGTCAACGCCCTGGTAAATTGGTTTGCCTTCTGCATCTTCGGCGTCCTTCTGACCGGTGACGGCCAGCGGGACAATCTCTGCAAGTTCGTGTGCAATGAATCCTTCTGATTCTGAGTCGTCGGATTTCCACTTGTAAGTGGACGGCTTCAAAGCAGAAATTCTGGACAAAGCTCCAACAATGGGTTGGATGTCCTTTTTCAACCTGTAGTCTGAAGTCGTATTGAAAGCGGTTCCAGTGTCCGAGTAAACGACTCCTCCAACATATAGGCCGTTGTAGTAATTCGCCAAGGAGTCACGTGTTCCACTAGCAGTCTTTCCAACTATAATGCGGCCATAATTGGAAGATGCTCCTTCTATTAAAACTCCAACACCTCCGACGCCACCAACGGTTGTTATTCCGTTTCCGACTTGCAGCCTTCCTGACCCTGTTGAATCGAGTGTCATTGCCTGGGCAAATGTTACGGCGCCACCAGCAACAGGGCTGTTGATATTAACGTGCCAGGAGTGAGCTCCTTGAAGCTGCTTGTAGTATGAAGCGCCAACTGCGGTTCCATATTTGAAGCCGCTTGAATAGTAGGTGTTGGAAAGTAGGTAGGTTTCCGAACTTGCCCAAGAAAGGAAACCGTTGCCGGCATATCCTACTTCGAGAGCTTTGATTCCAGCCCAGTTCCACGCACTAGGCGTAACCCCAATCCCGACGTTGCCTGAGGAGTCGATGCGGAGGCGTTCTGTTATTGTTCCACCTGAAGAAGTTGTGGATAACGCTAGATAACCAGCTACGTTATTATTTGTTGAGTTCTCTTTTCGTCCAGCTATTGCTCCAAATCCATAAAATGATGGAGCCGAATTGTAAGCACCACCTAAAGTGATTTGAGCGCCAACGTCTACAGCTTGAGCATCTGATGTTCGTACAAATACATTCCCAGTCGTGTCAGTTGCTCTGTTTGCAGCATAAACATCAAGTTTAGCACTTGGATTCGCCCCAATTCCGACGTTGCCAAGAAAGTATGCAGCAGCATTGTAAGAAATTTTGAAGAACGGGTCAGCGGAACCACCAGAGCCTCCGAATTCGCAGACGTTCACTCCAGTGTTTCCGCCAGCGTACACTTTCAGTCCGACGGATGAAGCAGGTCCAGCAACATCTAACTTTGCACCCGGACTAGCAGTACCAATTCCCAACCCGGTTGAGTCCAGGGTCATCGCCTGGTTCCACGCTATAGCGTTTCCGGCGGTTCCAGATGGGGCGTTGTACCAGATATGCTGACCATTAACCTGATTGTAGTATGTGGCGAAGTCATTCTGCACATACTTTTCAGTATAAGCCGAGTCTCCATACACGTTATTCCCGATTCTGAAAAAATCTCCGTTGCTCCAGATTGAGGCTTGAGCGGTAATTTGAAGCGCTTTCCAAGCCGGTCCCCACGCACTAGGCGTGACGCCAAGTCCGAGGTTTCCGGAGGAGTCCAGGGTCATTCGGACACCAACTCCACCTTGTGTGAAAAGTAAGTTTCCGAGATTGGCCCCAGATGACCCGTTGTTATAAATCTGATATGCGTTCGTGTTGTCGGAATTCAGAAACTGCAAAACACCGTTTGCCTTGATCTGAACGGAACCGTTTACGTCCAGCTTGTATGCTGGATTCGTTATTCCAATTCCGACGTTTCCAGCCGGCAGAATTGTCAACCGGTTAGCAGCCGCACCGGAAGCCGATGTCCGGAAGTAGAGCGTGACGTTTCCGCTGCCATCGTTGACCGCGGCGAGCTGGGCTAGGCGGGCTGCGTTGCTGCCAGGTTGGAGTGAGAAAGAGACCTCGGTGTTTCCAGAGGTTCCAGCGTTGACCAGCTTCAGCGGGTTGGTCGTGTCAGCGTCTGAGGTGCTGGTAATGACGCCCACGCCAGACGTCATGGTGAAGTTTCCACCAAGCGTCAGGGCCGAATTGATTGTGACCGTTCCGGTGACGACGAGGGAGCCGTTTATCTGGTCTCCAGGTTTTGCGATGTTCCAGGACATTTTGAAGATGGGTTTAGAGTTCTTGCACGACCACGACCTTGTTTCCGACCCCGCCGTGGATTGCGTAGATCGGCAAATTGTTTCCGGAGAACCGACCCGCGGAATCGTCCGTCATGATCGAATCGTAGGGTGACAGGCGGATTCCAGGCTTTGCGCCGGTGTCCGTGGTGAGATCCGCGGAACCGTCGAACGACAGAAAAACCGGCGTGTCGCTTTGGTTCTGGATCATCAGCCAGTCGCGCTCGCGGGCGGCGGAGATGATCGTCGGCGAAGTCGTGACGTTGTTTTTTGTGATCATGGTCTCAGAGGATCTTCCAGGCGGTTCCAGTGTAGGTCAGAGCCAGGACTGCTGCGTTTCGATCCATGGTGTAGGTGGCGGAAAGCGTGTCGAAGATCGTGCGCGAACCGGCGTTGACCACAATCGGGTAGGACAATCCAAGGCCGGCGATGTCGGCAATCTCGATGCGTTGGCCCAGGCTGCCAGGGTCCGGCAGGTTGATCGTGACGATGGAAGCACGGGAGCCGACCTGGATGAGGTAGTTTGAACCAGCCACCAGGGTCGTGCTTTGGTCGCCGATGATCGGGGAAGCCGGGGTCGTGATGCCGGCCACCGGTGAGGTCTCGCCCTGGAGCACGTTCGCGGTCGGAGGGGTGTTGTCCCATGCTGTCGAAAGGCCCGGAGTTTTTCCACCTGGTGCGGTGTTGTCGAACGCCGCGGAGTTGTTTGTGCTGCTCTGGGCTGGAGCGGTGTTGTCCCAGGCTGTGGACAGACCAGGCGTCTTTGTCCCTGGAGCCGTGTTATCGAAAGGATCGTCCGTGGTACCGTTGTCCACGTTGCTGATAGTGACCTGCTCAAAGGTGATCGGGCTCGTCCCGATGGCTGTTACCGTTGAGGAAAGCCTCCACCAGTTCGGAGAGCTTGGCCCCTGGTTTACGCGCACCAAGATGTTTGCAGGAAATTCATTTGGGGAGTCGAAAAGTGGAGCGCGGATCATGTCGGCCTCGACCAGGTAGTTGAGCTGGGAGGCGCCGGCTGTTCCTTTGAGCGTCAACTGGGTGGACTTGGCTGAAATGAAACCGCTCTCGGTGAGCGTCACGGTTCCGTTGGTGATCGAAGTGCCGGCCGTGTTTTTCGTCCAGTGATAGAGCCGGTCGGTGATCAGTCCGGTTTTGACGTAATTACCGGAGCCATCGTAGGAGCCGGTGACTGTGATTTGAGCACCGCCACTGCTGGCTACATAGAGACCGTTCTGGGTCGTGTCCGTCTGGCCCGTCAAAAGGATCATCCGGTCGGTCCTGGTGTCATAGGTACCATCCAGAGAAACCGTGTTGATGATACCGACGGGAGTGAACGCGGAAACGTTGGTAAGGACACGGCCGACCGCATCGACACGGGCTTCCACGCCGGTGATGCCCGGAAGGCTGTTGCTGAATGCTGCGGCGCGAGAGGGTGTGATGGGGTCGGCCATGTCTGTGTGTGGTGGTTATGGATTAGGCTACGGTGCCGGTGTTCAAGGTGCTATGCAGACCGCGAGCCTCGAACTGAACGGAAACGATGTTGTCACCGAAGGCGACTTCGCCGGATACCTTCATCTGAACGTAAACGTCCAGCGTGTTGAAAAGGGTGTCGGCTTGGTTGTACTGCTGGATCTTGAGCCAGCCCTTTTTGGTGATGCCCTCGAAAGGATTGTACTGCGTGGAAGCGGTCGTGAGCTTCAATGTGCCGAACAGGAGTTCCCAGGCGAGCGGGGACATTTCCTGCGCGGTCAGTTTGATGTTCAACTGGCGCTTGGTTTCAATCACGTCGTACAAGCGGAGCACGCCAGGAGTAGGAGCGAAGATGTCGCGCTCCTCTCGTTCATGCTGGACGCTCAAGTCCGACAAGATGCCTAGGTCTACCCAACCGGTATCAGCAGCCCCTGGCTTTGAAGCTCGGCCTGCGGTACCGGCGGACGGAACGGTGAAGGAGTCACCGTCACGGAAGAAGAATCCGTGGTTTCCAAGAATTACTGATCCGGTGTTCATGGTGTTTTAGGTTTTAGTTGATGGTGGAAAGTTTCGTGAAAAAGAGATCGTACGCGGTGAGGCCGGCGTCGTTGGTGGTCAGTTGCAGCCACTCGTCGGATGTCTCGAACTTCCGGTCTCCATTCGTAGGGGACCAGGAGAGGACAGCCTGGGCGGCGGCCGAGATGGCCTGGTAAATGTTTCTGTTGGCCCCTCCAGTAGCTCCATTGACGTGAGGGTTGGCGAGTATACGGACGACGAATTCGGACGTAAGGAGGAGCTTCCCAGCGCCAACGTCGCGCCGGCTTGCTCGGAGGATCGGAGGAACCACGACGACGAAGCCCTTGCTGCGGAGCTGGGTCTCGATCGCTGAATCCTGGAGGCCATCATCCACGATGCACGCGACGGAAGGTGCATCCGAGAAAAACGCATTTGCGTCGATCTGGGCTTTGACCGTGGTTTGGATGGATCCGAGCGCGAGCATTAAATCGTGGCGAGTTTGGACTTAGCCCTGGCCTGGCGCTTGATGATGTACTCCATCATGTTGGCTCGGCTTGCGTCTAAGGCCGCGGCAATGGTGCGTTGCTGCCTTGGCTTCTGGAGTGCTCGTGCAGCCTGGTCGGAGGACGCGCTGCCACCCCATGAAAAAGTGATGCCGGCGGAATCGGCGTCAGTCTTGAAACCGACTGATGCTAGGAAGCGGTTGTATTTGTCGAGGAGTCGCTTGTACTGATCCACGTCGTCTTGAATCGCCAACTCATTGACGATCGACTTCATGCGCGAGGAGTAAGACAGAAAACCGCGCCCGCTTTCACGCAGGTTCAATTCCGCCCTGGCCGCAAGTGCCTGGTAGTTGAGGCGGCGCTTTCCGGTCTTTTTCGTTCCGGTTGAAAGCATCCCGGTAAATTTTTTGCGGCGAATGAACCCGGACCTTTTGGATGTCAGGTCAGAAACTAGTCCGTACTTTTTTGCGACCTGTTCATAAATAGCCGGACGAATTTTGATTCCTTGGCCTGATCGAAATGCCAGCAGCCGCTCGGAGCGGATGACACCTTTTTTCGGGGTGTATTCGGAAAGAGCTTTTGAAAGTCGGAAGGCGAAGTCAGCGGAATTCTTTTGGACTGCCTCCTGGGTCGAAAGCTTCGTGACTTTTAAGTAGTCACCAAGCGCCAGGTTAAAAGCGTCTAGGTTGGTCTTGAATGCGACTTTCATATTGTCACCTCGCAGTCCAGGACCCAGGCGTATCCGTTGAAAGTGACCTTCTGGATGCGGTGATAAATCGGGCCGTCGGTGGTCACGATTTCGCCGACCAGGGGTTGGCTTGCGATTGCGCCCCGCTTGATTTCAAAGCGGCTTGTTGCGCGGTCGTCAAAATCCGGAAGGTTGTTCTCCGGCTTCTCCGCGAAAGGGAGCCAGTCGATGACAGCCGACACGGACACGCCGCGGAATGTGACGGTGTCCCCGGCGAAGGAGATCAGGTCGTCAAATCCAGAGGTTAGTGCCGTGTCGGCTGCGTTCACTGGTTGGGTGTGGGTTAGGCCTTTTTAGCCTTGGACTTCTCGGGCTTTGGTTCGGCGGAAACGCTGAACTTCTGCCGACGCTCGCGTCCGCCGTCCTCCGTCCAGATGTCCAGGACGCTGACGCCGTTCCCGCCCGATTTCACGGCAGCCTTAAAGACAGCCTCGATTTCGTTTGCGGGCGATGGGCCTGCGATGACTTTTCCGTCTGCTACTAGGATGGCGCTACGCATAGGTCAGTCCTGGATTAGGCGGAGACGAGGCGCTTCAGAGCGGAAGCTTCGCCGACGCTGTAGCCGTAGAAGGCTTCGAGAACGGCAACGCGCTCGCCCTTGTCGTTGTCGAACCATTCGCGGTAGCCGAGGGTGATCCCGGTGTTGGAGTCGCTCACGGGGCGATAGACACCGTCGGAGTTCTGGCCCTGGGGTTGGAGGTAGCGCATGGCCAGGATCAGCGCGGAAGGATAGGCAGCAAAGCCGACCAGGTTCTGAGCGTTGGCAGGAATCAAACCGCTGCGAAACACGTCAAAGCCGGCGATGTTCGGCAGAGCACCTGTCTGGTTGGAGGCCGCATTGATAGCGGTGTAGTCCTTGATGATGGAATCCTTCAGCAGCGCATTGTAGTGACCGCTGGCGAGCACAAGAGCGCGGGGCATCTCGGGCATATCAGCACCGTCGCAAGCGTCCTTAATGTCAACCACGTCGGCGTAGTCGAAGGTGGAAGCCAGGCCGGTGAAGGCAGCGGCGCCGTAGTTGGCGAGGGTGACGGCAGACAGGATGTCGGTGAAGACAGCCTTGGCGAGCTGGTAGCCCTTCTGCATACCGAAACGCTCCAAGGTGGCAACGGGGCTCTTGGCCACGTTCACGTCGGAGAGGTACCAGGAGACGAACTTGTGCTTGTTCAGCGTGATCGTCTTCTTGTTCAGGGTGGAATCCTGGCGGGTGTAGGTACCAGCAAAGTCGGCAGCCGCGCTGGCAGCCGGGACGTAGGGGACCTGGATGGTGTCAGACTTCGAGGCAGGAGCCGGGTCGAAGTCGGTGGAGAACGCCCGCATAGGGGCGAACGCGGATGTGAAGGCGTCAAGGCCAGCTTGAGAAATCAGCGTGCCGTTGAGGCCGGAGTCGATGGTATTGGCCATGTTATCTGGTGTGGGTTGTTGGCTTGTTTATTTCTTCAAGAGGCTAGCCTTGTGTTGCCTCCAGAAATTGGTTTTGGCTTTGGGGTCGGTGATGGCGTCGAACTCAGCGCGGAGTTCATCGGAGCTTTTGCTCGCAGTCTGGTTGAGTGGAGTGGTCCCGACCTGGGGGCGACCGCTCGGGAGCTTCGCCAGGAGATCGAGAGATGACCGGTCGGTTTTGATTTTGGCGACCCAGTCGGTTTTCGATTCCTCGGAGATGCGACCGTCGGCAACGGCAGCGTCAACCGCGGCAGCGTCCTTCTCGTCCTGGGCGGATTGGATCTGGGCCTTGAGGCTTTCGATTTCGCCGACCACTGCGGACATGGAGTCCACTTGGTTTTTCAGGTTGTCGCGCTCATCGGTCAGAGCTTTGAGCTTTGCGGAGAACTCGGAGGCTACTTGTTCCTCGTTGAGTTCTGCGGACGAAATCAGGCCAGCGGCTGCCAGCGAGTTAAGGAGGTTTTTCATGTCTTCTTCGATTTTGTTTTCGGTCTCGACGACCTTCAGGTTTTCAACCTTGGTGAGCTGGGAGAAATTCAGACCGACCAGGACTTCCCCTTCAACGAAGGCGTCGGTTCCTGGGATTGGTTGGTAGACCTTAATCAGAGCGGCTGGGTCAGCGGCGGAAGCATCGACTCGGATTGCAGCGTCTGGAACTTCGAGAACTCCGGATCGGATGACCTCGATGATTTCACCATAGGCGATCCCGCTTGCGTCGTTCCAAGCGACGTCGTCCTCAACTGAGAGTTCAGCCGGCGCCGATGCCTGAACAAGGGCGGAAGGAGTGTGAGTGAATCGGTCGGCCCGAATCTTGGCGTTAATAGGCTGGGCATTTGTTAGATCGGTGACGAATCCGTCGGAAAGCGCGGTTGCTCCGTCGATCCAGGTCTCTGCGTCCATCATGGAGCGGATGACATCTTTGCCCTTTTTCGTGACCTTGGAGTAAATCCCGGCCAGCGTTTCGGCCAGTTTGTCCAGCAGGTCCGCCTGGTCGCGAAGGTCGTTTGCATCCCCAACCGCACCAGTCCATGGGTTGTGGATCATCAGGTATGCGGATTCCGGCATGACGCGTTTGGTGCCAGCCATTGCGATGATCGAGGCAATAGATGCCGCGATTCCGTCAACGGTGACGGTGACGTTCGGCCGGTTCGCCAGGTAGTGGTAGATGGCAAGGCCGTCGAACACAGAGCCGCCTGGTGAGTTGATCCGGATATTGATCGGCTTTTCACCCAGGGTTTTCAGGTCGCGCACGAACTGTGCCGCGGTGATTCCCCAGCCACCGATTTCGTCGTAGATCAAAACCTCAGTCGGTTGGTCCGTCTGGGCCTGCGCTTTTATTTCGTACCAAGTGCTCATTGTGTAGTTTGTGCGGCTGCGGCTGCGTTTTGGCTCGCGAGTTCGTTAGGATCGAGGGTCATGATTTCGGCCCGGTCAACGCTGAACTCCTGGGCGAGGCTTTGGGCATAGGCGATTTCGGCCGCCTTCTGCCGTAGTTGCTCGCGCCAGTCTTCGCCCGTCTCGGAGTAAATGGATTGAAGGGTCCGCATCCCGGCTTTGAATTCCGCGACCATTGCCGCGCTGTTTCGGCCGATGTCCACGGCGATAGACCGGGGAGGGCGAACGGTTGACTTGTACCAGTCGGCCGGCGGTGGCCTGAGGGATGGATCCGTCTGGAGACCGACCTCGACAACATATTCGTAGACGCGCCGCAGGTGGTCTGCGATGACCCCGGATCGCGCACGGAAGTAGGCGTTGGCGATGTCCAGGACAGAACGCATGGACGTCCCCTGCATCGAGGTTGGAAGAACGATTTCCTTCGGGATCCCAACACCGGCGCAAACCTTGCCGGTTAAATAGTCCCAGTAGCCGGACGTTGCCGCGGTTGGTCGTTCTGCTCGGAATTGCGCGAACTCGTCACCGTGCTTCAGGACCTTTGCCCGTCCGGAGAAAACCTCCTTATAGTAGTCGTCCCTGGCCACACCGTCACCGCCGGTCTGGGTGCCGCGGATCAAGTCGGAGTCGTCGATTTCCCCGGTCGAAGTCTTGATGACGTTTGTCACCTCGGCCGCTTCCTTGGCCGCCTGCATTTCCAGAATCTGGAGGTCGTCCAGGTCGTGAAGGTCATTGATGACCGGGTAAAGCGCAGGCAGACCACGGAGTTGTCCTGGTCGTCCTGGCTCGAAGATGTGGACCACATACGCAGCCTCGATCCTTCGGAAGGTCGGTTGCTTGGTCTCGTCGTCGGTGCGGAAGTGGTAGGCCACAGGTCGGCCCCGTTGGTCGATTTCCACGCCGTCCTGGATCCCATCTCCGTCGGTCATGGTCGATGGGGTTTCGCATCGGTGGGACTCGATGAGCTGGATCCTTGGGTTTCCAGTATCGCCTCGGGTCAAGATGACGAATATTTCACCGTCGATGAAAAGGGATCGGGCAATGATGCCCTGGAGCGTACCAAATGAAAGGCGGCTTGAGATGTCAGCGAACCGTTGCCAGTCGCGCCAGAAAACCAGCGCCCTCTCGTTCCAGGAGTCGTCCGTGGAGGATGGGAAAAAGGCGAGACCGGTGCCAACAGTGTACTGCTCAAACAGGTCAGCCAACCGATTCACAAAAGCGTTGTTCCGCTCGAAGTAGCGGCTCTTGCGAACCAGTTCGTTTCGGACTCCAGGGTGTGCGTCGAACCGGACACTTTGGACTACGCCGGGGATGTAGGAGCGTCGCGTGGAATAGGTGGCCCCTTCGTATCGGGCCTTCGGAGACACGACGAACTTAGCAGCGGCTTTGATGCGTTGGGCGATGTTCATCGGGCCAGGGTCGCGAAGGTAGAGCGGAAGGATCGCACAGGTTTTAGGAGGCCCATCATATAGCCGTAACGGGTGGCGTCCGTCGTGTTGCCGGCAGTGACCGCGGCATCGTAGAGATCCAGGAGACGGCTAATGAGTTCGGCCATCTCTGTAGGGGTCACACCTTCGCTCGCGTTGACTTGAAACGTGACCGACCGGCCATTGCCCGACGTCGATTGAATCACTCGCCCTGTTTCGAGTTGGTGGATGGTGGACGAATTTAGGGCAGTGAGCCTATCGAGCAGCGTGTTTCCGTGCGTAACATCTTGGTAGATGTGTCGCAGGAACCCGCGGGCAAAGTAGGTCGAGACGGCCACGCTTCAACCTGGGCATGAATGCCACCGTGAAGCCAGCCGTGGAATTAGCCGTCGTTGGCCGTGTTTAGCCGTGGAGGAGAAATCAGTGCTTTTGGGCCGCCCTTGGCTGTGGATTCACGCGCAACCACTCCCTGGCCTCGGTCAGCGTTGCCGTGCCGCCAGGCATTACAAAGCCCCTGGCCTTCATCTTGTAGACGAAGGAGACGTTTCGGCGAAGTATGGAAGCCAGTTCCTTCGGCCGGAATAGGGGCTCACTGGGTGGGTGCTGCATGGATCTTCAACCTGTTATGAAAGATGGCCGCGGCAATCTGGAGGACCTCACAGTCGGCCATATGGTTTGGCCACTTGCTGCTTCGTGGTAGCCATGTCCAGGTCGTCCGTCCAGTCGCACTTGAAAGCCGAGGCACTTTGTTTTCGCAGTCCAGGTGGCGCCAGTATTCGGGACCTGCCACCTTCTCTGAGACCTCCCAGCGGGTCCCGGTCTTTCCTTTCCGCAGACGTTCCAGGATGTCCTTCGTCGTGTCCGTGCCGAATTCCAGCAGTTTCAATTCCAGGCGATTCTGTCCTCCTGCGTTGTCGCCCACTCTCGGGTCGATCCCGCGCAGGTAGAAAGGCTCGTCCAGTCCGGTCTTCGAGTTGCGCCATCCCCGGCGTGGCATTCCCTTGGAAGGCATCCAGCCAACGAAGAGCGGTACGCGCCCCGTCCTGGCAATGAAGCGGCCATACCGTAGGCACTCCGCGTAAACGGTGGGTGCGTCATAGCCTGAGTCGATGATGACGTGGACGTCCTGGACCCCGTGCTGAAGTTGCTTGTCCCGGATGTCCTGCCAGGTGTCCGCGCTGCCGGCGTCGATTGCCCTGGAGGACCCGTCCTCGTCCCAGGCGCGAACCACAAACCAGAAATGCGGGCTCGAAGCTTGGCAGTCCACGGTCAGGAATTTGATGGATTTCTCCGACACCGCTTCCGTGCCGGCGACCACTAATTCCTCGCGCTGCCGTGGTGCAGACTGATTTTCCCAGGGCTCGGCAAGGTAGCCGTTGATGAATCCCTGGAGACCCAGGAGGGAGTCTTGCGCTTCCAGGAAGGCCACCGACAGGAAGCCCCAGGTGCATTTTCTGTCGGGGCTGTAGAGGCTGGAGAGGTGGTAGGACCGCACACCAGGCAATGCGCCTTTGTTTTCCGGAACCCACTCGCCATGGCGGAGAGCTGCGACCTTCTGGGCGTCCGAGATCTCACCTTTGCAAAGTTGGCACTCGTACCTGGCCGACGCTCGCACTTTTGAGAAATCCCACTTCCCGTCTTCCATCTTGGCGGTCTCGTCCCATTTGACCTGGCGCCACTCCAGGCGGATCGGGACCTTGCAATGAGGGCAAGGGATGTAATAGCGGCGCTGGTCCCCTCGAAGGAACCGCTGCCATATGCGCCCCTCCGTGATCGTTGGCGTGGAGGTGAGGAATGCCTTCGAGCTGCTGAACGCCTTCAGACGTTGCTCGGCCAGGTCGAGGGCGTCGGCCTCACGCTCGGTTGCCTGGGCGAACTTGTCCACCTCGTCCCCGATTAGGATCCGCACTGGACGGGAAGCCAGGTTTGCCGGGCTGTTGGATCCCACGAATGTCAACGTGCAGCGGTCGAAGTTTTGTTCAAGGTTGGTGATTTTATCAGACTGTGCCGGAAAGTGGGAAACCATCACCGGGGAGTCTTCGAGCATGGGGAGCCAGCGGGACTTGCTGAACGACCTGGCCAGGTTCTCCGTTGGCATTAGCCACAGGCACGGGCT